ATATAGGTTTCAATTAAAATAGAATACATTTCACTATGAATCGATTCCATTGCTATTTGAAATCCATAAAAAGCACGTGCTTCGGCCAATTGTACATCATCCATGAAACGCTTCGATAGATTCTCCATAACAATTCCATCGCTGGCGGCGAAAAAAGCGAGAACCATTGAAATAAAAAATTGTTCGTCATTATTAAGACGGTCCCAGTCTTTTAAATCTTTGGATAAATCAACTTCTTCGGCTCTCCAAAAACAATCAACTTGTTTTTTATACATTTTCCATATGCTTTCGTCTTTAATTGGAAACATGACATAGCGAGAAGTGTCTTCTTTAAGGAGTGGTTCGTTGTTGGCGTTCATATGTTTTATGGTTCCTAAATTGTTTTTAGGGGGAGTCGTTATTTAGAATAACTGCGTTCGTTTTATACATTTTTAGAAAAAGAAGTGTGTTTAATATATGAGTAACAGCAATGACAATTTAATTTCACATATACAACAGTTTTTTAAAAGTAATGAATTCAAAGTTTCTACGCATAAATATTGGTTTCTTATAAACAACGCTAATGATGATGATGACGAATGTCTTATATTAGAGTTTAAATTTCTCGATAATATTCTTTTTGTGAGTTATTTGAAAAAATGTGGAAACCATAAAGGAACACAATTGTTAAAATTAGTAGAAGAATTAGCAAAATCAATGTCAAACATAAATGAAATTCGATTGTTTGATGAATCGGAAATAGACATTGGATGTGGCATTGAAGTTAGTTTATCAACATTTAAAATCATTACAAAAGGGCTTTCGTGGTATAATTCTCTTGGTTATTGGTCAAAAAATCAAGAAGACGAAAAAATACAAAATATGAAATTAATAAAAACACCATTTATAGAAGTATTCAATAGCATATCAAACCCCAAATCAACTGAACTTCTTTCAAAAATAAACAGATTATTCCATAAGGTTGACCAAAATTTAAATTTAGATGAATATATATCAAGACTTTATACAATTTCAACGTCGGACAATAACACGAATGAAGATGATGTTCACAATTTAAATATCGAAGATATTCAGTTGGAAACCAATGAAAATGATGATATAAATATCGAAGATATTCAGTTGGAGACCAATGAAAATGTATGCGAAAAAAAAGTGTGTTTTAAAGAATTGATATTTTATTTGAAACCTGCTGTAAAATATAACAACCGTTTAGAAAAACAAATACGGCCAACCGAAAATACAAAAGGAGGAAAACAAACAAAACGTAGAAAAACTAAGAACAAGAAAACAATGAAAACTCAAAAACGAAAAAGAAAACGGGTTTCCTATTTTATGAAAAGCATATAAAAAACAATTGGTATTTATTGATAACTCTCTAAAAATGGATTCACCAACAACAAAAACTTATGCTTCATGGGATGATTTCGAGTTAAAACCCGAACTTCATCGTGGAATTTTCGGATATGGTTTCGAAACTCCAAGTCCGATTCAACAAAAAGCAATCATACCTGTATTATCCGGTCGCGATGTAATCGCACAAGCCCAATCTGGTACTGGCAAAACCGGTACTTTTGTAATTAGTTCTCTTCAAAAAATCGATTTAACACTTAAAAATACGCAAATTATTTTGCTTGCTCCGACACATGAATTAGTCGGTCAAACTGCGAATGTTGTCCAACAATTAGGCGCTTATATGGATGGTCTTATTGTAAAAACATTGATTGGTGGTTATCCGGCTGAACAAGACATTTCAGAATTAAAATCTAGACAACCCCATGTTGTTGTGGGTTGTCCTGGTCGTGTTTTTGATATGATGAAACGTGGTCATTTGAAAACATTTCATGTGAAAATGCTGGTAATTGATGAAGCCGATGATATGTTGTCGACCGGTTTTAAAGAACAGGTTCAAAACATTTTCATGTATTTAATGGAAGATGTTCAAGTTTGTGTATTTAGTGCAACCCTTCCTCCTGAAATTCTACAATTAACTACCAAATTCATGCGAGACCCGATTCGGATTACTATGGAAGCCGAGAAATTGTCTCTTGAAGGAATTCGCCAATATTTCGTCGCGGTCGAATCCGATGATGATAAAACCGCTGTGATTAAAGATTTATTCTCGAAAATCAATGTAAACCAAACAATTATTTATTGTAATAGTGTGAATCGTGTCACTCAATTGGCGAATGCTTTGAGGTCGGAAGGTTATGCGGTTGGACATATTCATCGCAATATGTCTCGAGTGGACCGTGATTTCCAATTTCAACAATTTCGTAAAGGTGAAACTCGTGTTTTAATTTCTTCAAACATCACTGCCAGAGGCATTGATATTCAACAAGTAAGTGCGGTTATTAATTATGATGTAACAAAAGATGTTCATACTTATTTACATCGAATTGGTCGTAGTGGTCGTTGGGGCCGCAAAGGTGTTGCTCTTAATCTAATTACACAACGTGATATTTATATTATGCGTAACTTGGAAAGATATTATAAAATTGAAATTCAACCTTTACCTGAAGACTTAGATCGCGCATTCGCATAACAAATATCTTTAGTTTTTCTGATACCATATTCTCGATAATTCACCAGTGGTTGTTTGACTTACGATAGACGCAGTTTCCGTAGAGGCACCCATCCAAACAATTCGTGCGATTTCCATTACATTTAATGCATAACTATAGTATCTTAAATCTGACATTTTGCCACCAAAACCACCATAATAAACACTTCCCGCATTTTGTTTTGGCATATTTTGCAATTCAGTGCGTTTTGTTAATACACCATTAACATAAACATCCAATAATTTATTTTGCAATCTGATTGCAACATGAACCCATTTATTAAACGGTATTCCAGTAATTGTCATCGTGTTTGTATTCTTTGTGTTGGTACTTGTTACTGTATCCATGTAGATTTCCAATACGTTCTGAGTTCCACTCGCATCACCTCTAACATATAATCCAGGAGCATTATTCACACTAGCAACCGAGTTTGCGTCTGAAGTATTAGTTCCCTTATTAAATATTCGTTTATGATAGTTTGATGAAATATCATTGCCTTTTATTGATATCCATACACTATATGTAAATTCAGCACCGGTTTTTCCATCAACGGATGGTTTCACATATCCATATGTAGACGAACGCGGGTCTTGTGGAATTTCACCAGTGTCTCCACCATCAATCATTCCTTTAATTAAATATGGATTGTCACTTGGTGCTAAGAAATAATTTAAAATCACAACACCAACACGAAATAAAAACATGAATCCAATGACAACTAAAATCAAGAATGCGAATTTCGCAACTATAGAATTGGATTGGGCAAAATCATTTCCAGCATTCAATACTTTGGCAGATGAAAATTCATTCAAACTAGTTGTCACTGTGTTTTTCACATCTGATAGAGTTTGACCAACATTTGTTGCTAATTTCGATGGGTCAGGTATATTATTCTGTATTTGTTGCGCAATTGTAGGTTGTGGTTGTCCTGTGGTATCCGACATATAATTATACTTTATATAATTATATTTTACTATATACCATGACATATTAAAAAATCGATAATTTCGAATATTCTTTATTATCTTGTTTCAACGATAAGTCTAAACCAAAATTACCTAAATATTTTGAGAATGGATTTGAACCAGTGCCTGCGCTATATTTACTCCAGGCGGTTTGTGGATCAATCGGCTCTGTATAACGATAAAATCCAGCAATATATGCGTTTAATTTTCCAAATTCAATCGATGAAGTTGCACTGGGTGATTTGACGCTATCTTTGATGGATGATGCTAATTTACCATTGATATAAGTGTCAATGTAATTGTTATCCACAGAAACAATGATGTGAGTCCATGCTTGATAAGGAAAATCTGTTGTGACAATTTGTGGTTGAGAAGTGCCTTTATCATATTCAACAGAAAGGGTCGCACTCTGCAAATCTAATTTCAATCCAATGTTTTTAGTACCACTAGTAGTTCCCGCACGACTGAAAATGTATTCAGTTTTTGATTCAGGTTTATATACGAAAATCCATAATTCATATGCGTAACGTTTTGTTTCCGGGACAGCAATGTCAGTGGATACGATTGGGGATTGTGGTGTTGCTAAATCGAGTTTCGATGCTAATTTATTAGTTTTGAATACATAAACATATAAATAATACAAAACTACAAGTAAAATAACGCCTAAAATGATAGATGTTATGTCCATTAGATTTATAATATATATTTGATTGATATATTACCCCCCTCTGAACCATCGATTATTCAGAAATTTCTTGAAATACAATACGATTCGAATCAGAACTTGGTATCCATGGAACATCATATGGAGCCACATTTTGGAACACCTCGCAGTTATCCAATGATTTTTTCGGAACAGTATCTGATAAAATATTATAATTATTTCCTATAATTTGAATATTCGAATTGCTTATATTTTGAATTGAAATTGAATTACTACCAAAATTATAGACCAATCTGAAATCATAAGAGTAGTAAGGTTGAGTGCTTACCCAAATTCCAGATACTAATAAATTCCCATAAAATAATATTGCCTTAAAATAATTGTTTGTATTTGTTGGTTTTATATAAGTACCACTCAAGTCAATCGAACCATTTTCAAACTGATATGTTAACGTTTGTGTTTCTGGTGGAACTAAATTTCCTCCAAAATAGGTTTTTAAGGCAAAATTCGAAGCGGCAAAAGTATTTATAGCAATGTATTTGTTACTTACAGTATCTGTGATGTATCCTGAAAATTCAACAGCAATCGGTATCGATGCTCTAAATGTTTTATATATTCTAGTTATATCAGGTTGAATATACAGACTAAACAAAATAAATGCGTCCAATGAAACATTCGAATTCATATATTGGTCATAATTCATCTCTACAGTATATTCTTGTCCAGAAGTTGTATTTTCTACACCATACACATTTTGAATACTATTTTGATAATTATACAATGGAACATTTGAATCCAGTTTTATCATAAACGCAGGTCCAGGTATTCCAGCATTGGATGATAATGTAGGAGCAGTGTCTAATTGGCCAATAGCAGCAATACATTGCGCTGATATACCTTGTTGTATTTGTGTTTGAGAGATTATTCTAGCATATGGATTTCGTCCATTTACAATTTGTGACCAACTTTGTTTTTTAGTAGGTTGACCATTATTCCGATTATATTTTAATATTTCGACTTTTCTTCGCATGTCTAATTCGTATTTTCTTTGGTTTGCATCAGGCTTTCCAATATATGGTGAATTTTTCAAATTATCATATCTAGTTTTTGGAATATTAAAGAGTAATGCTTGTTTTTTAGCGGTTACTATATTTTGATAAGATGTGCAAAAATTGTTGTTATCAGTCATATATAGGAGGGGGATATCTCTTTCTAAATAAAAGAATGATACATCATGACAAGTTCTAAAATCATAGAGGAAAGACAAAGAAGAGATGAACAAAAAATGATGTTTACGATTGTTGTAGTTGTTATCATTGTTGGATTAGTTGTCTCTCAAATTATAAAACAAAGAGCATCCGTAAGTACTTCTGGTACTAGTGCAGCGATTTCACAATATATCTCTCCAATATTAAATTGCTTTTATGGAAAACAAGGTATGATATTTGTAACCATGATTTACCTATTTGTGGTAATGAATTATGCTTTTGAACATCAAAACACATTTTATAAATCGAAATGGTTTTTCCTGGCGATTATTATTTTGCCGATGTTTTTAATCGGTCAATACGTGTTTATGGGGTTTGATACTTCAAATCCATCGAATCAATCCTATTATATTTTAATTGGAATTGTGGCCGGATTGCTTGGGTTTTATTTGTTTTTATCGAATTTCGGTATAACGCCTTATATGATTCTGACTACTGGATATTTTTTGTCGTTTTTACTGATTTTGATTATTTTGATAGGAATGTCAATTGCGCATACTATATTTCTTGAAAAAGCATATGATTCTTCTGGATTTTCTGGTTTTATAACGGGTTTGATTTTTTTCATTCCTTGTATGATTCGAGATTTCTTGAATTGGATATCTTTGGAAATCACTGGAACTCCGATTTCGATTTATTTCATATTTATTATTGAAATCTTGTTAATACTTGCCTATTTCTATATACCAAAAATATATAAAAAAGTATTAGATCGGGGAGGAAAAACAATATTAGAGGATGCTGTTCCTTTGACTGGTTTACAAACTCTCTCCAATTATGTTGAAGTTTTTGGTGACCCAACGGCTGGAAAAGATTTGTTGAAATCAACACGTCATTTATTGCAAAAAACATATGCGGTTTCTTTTTGGGTATATCCAATGTCAAATCCAACAGCAAAAGAATATCGCGAGGAGAAACAGATTTTTTCATATGGTGGAAATCATCCCAAAATAACTTATCTCGGAAAAGATAACGTATTTTATTTTTATTATGGAGAAGGGAATGCGAAATTTGATTTTACATTGCCAATGCAAAAATGGAATCATATTGCTATTAATTATACATTGAATTCAATTGATTTATTTGTAAATGGAAAATTAATTCGTAGTCATAGTCCGAGAGCCATTGGAAAGGAAACCCATACAGTAAATGATAATTTCCAGGTTGGAGATGATAATGGTGTTGGAGGTGGAATCAGAAAAGTCGTAGTTTATAAAGACCCTCTCTCTCATCAAGAGATTTCAACTATCGCATATCTTGGTATTAGTACATAATTAGTGGTGTCGTCGTTTCGTTTTTCGACGACGATTATTTGACCTTTTAGTTTTTTTCAATTTGCCGGCAGTAAATTCATTTATTGGTTTGCTAAGGTCGCCGCCTATATCTACCACTCTTGCTACAAGATTTATGATTTCGTTGCGTGGTATATGCGATTCACGCGCGAAAAGCATACCTTGATTGGGAACATTTTCGAACACATTCTTAAATACAAATGTATCATTGGGCGTGTCACCATATTTATTCACATACTCCCCTTCCACTGAACCCATGAGTTCATAACCACTTGTTAAATCTATTTCAATCCTCTCAGGTTCGCCATCGTACGCATAGTTATCATCGAATGTGAACATCATATTGAAATAATATCTAGTTCCTGGTTTTAATTTGTCTAAATCTACTGGAACCAAACGAACTTGCATTTTCTTTTGTGAGGGGCTAACAAAATTAGACATTCTATATAATATTATTTGACATTTTCCTAAAAAACAATATATAAGCATGTTCGGTCACCATATTTTTATATTGTTCTACAGGGACTAATTGTATCGAAGTATCATCACAATAAAACCATTGTCCATCGGTATTTACAAATGAATTATAATGTCCACCATTTGCGATTCCGATATGATTACAAATTCCGAATAATTGATATTGGGTTGGAAAAGAACTATAACCACTTATGAATTTTCCTAGGTCAAGAGGCATAGTTACTGGAAAATCAATATATGTATTGATTTTCTCGGCATATCCATTCAAATAAGAAAACCGTTTTAAACAAACCACTAATATTTTAGGATAATTCCAATATCGAATTCTTTTAATTACATTTTGTTTTTCTTTCGTGGTTTCATTATACCATGCATTTTCATTATCAAGGGTTTCATCTCTTATATTTTGTTCAATACATTGAGTTAACGATATGCGTCCATTTCGAATATTTGGTATTTCAATATCAATTGTGAAATAATGTTCTGGTTTTACTTGTAAACATTGATTTGTGTTTGGGTCTATAATTTCCGTATATTGTAATCCATAAAAAAGTTCATAGATTTCCGAATATTCTCTTTCATAGATTGTTTTTAAAAATGAATAACACTTTACGGCCACCGAATCTTTTGTGCTTTGTGTTTGACCTCTTATATTCATATTTACAGGACGTTTGAGAGCATCATGAAACGAATTGATAAACAATAATAATAATTCAGACGCATCATTTTGTGCTCCATGAATAAAAGAATCCATATGATTATGATTTGCTAATTCAAAAATAGTCCTCAAAAACGCATAAGGTGCGTATGGTTGTCCGGGTTTCAATTCTGTTATGGCTTTACACATACTACACCATTCTCGAATCATATTATGATTTATTGAATTTTGATTGATTATTTTTTGAACCCTTGGAGAGTTTACTAATTGATGGATTTCGGGAATCGCAAATATTATTTGAAGAAATGCGTTCAAATAACAAGTATTTCCCATATTATATATTGGATTTGGAATCGACATGTTAATAAAATAATATAAACATCACTATGTGTTTATATTCATAACGAAAATAGAGATGCAACCGAATACCAATTTTTATCGCGCATTAGTTTCAGCATTGTCTCTACAATCAGACCCACATGAATACAATAATTCAACTGTGCTTGATTTAATTGACCAAGTGAATACAAATCATAATGAATATTTACATACAATCGATAGATTAACTCAATTAATACGTTCACCACCACAAATAAGAGACTTATCGGGTACATCGATTCCACCAAGAGAAACTCCTGTCACTCCCTCTGATGCTTCAATGAATATTCAAAATGGCCAAAATGCCCCAAGAGTATCATTAAATTCATTTGCGAATTCGATTGAGTCACAAATACAAACTTTATTTGGGCAACAAGTTCCTGTTGATATCCGTTTTGTAACTACTAGTCTGAATCCGAGTACACCCCCTCAAAACTCAGATGAATATATTCAAAGATATACAAGAAGACACGTTTTCACAGAATCATTATCCGGAGATGATTCGAATTCAGATACAGATGAAAATCCAAATATATGTCCAATTACAAGGTCACCATTTCGAAATGGTGATATTTTATTAGAAATATGTGCATGTGGACATAAATTTTCACAAGCAGCTCTCATGAATTGGTTAAGAACCCATAATACATGTCCAGTTTGTCGTGTATCAATACGAAGATAAACTATATAAAGTTATTATATATTATTTTATATGTCTAATAACCAATCTGAGACAGAATATATAGGATTGCAGATGACATATGGAGCGTTAAAAAAAGCTTAAACAATTATTAGGTTAAAATACAAATATGTATAATTGTGTAGAGTGTGGGAAAAAATTCCCGTTATATTTTATTATAGATGGATGTTGTGAAGAAACAAGTCGTCTAACAGACACATGCATTAATTGTATGACAAATTGTCCAATATGTATAATGTGTGGAAAAGAATTTAAAGCCCGTAGTATTATTTACGCAGTCAATGGATCAAATAAATCACAAAACAACCCGTCTATACAATCTTGGAAAATATTACATTTGAATAAATAGAATTTATATAAAATATATAATATTATTGTTATAAGAATAATATTATTCAGAAATGTCAGTGGACTCCAAATCTATATATAAACTTTTAGATATTATCTTTACTGGATTCATAACAATCACTACATAACCAAAATGGACAATGAATTTCAAGTATTTCAGCACAAAACGGCTCATCTAAAAAATTAATTTCAACATTTTTTTTACAACAAGAATCACAACAATCAGGCTTCATGTTTTCTCTTTCCCGTTGTTTATTGATATCATATTTCATGATATGATGATAATAATGTTTTGCTGTAGATTTTATATAATGTTTACATGATCCATCGCAATAATCATATTCACTGCATTTATTTTGAGGTGTATTTTCAGATTGGTTATTCATATTCTTTATATTCTTTATATTCTTTATATTCTTTATATTTTGTTTTAATGTATAATGTTGTTAATAATAAAGTGCAAAGGTTTAAAATTGAAATTGAAATTATTTGTTTTTTTATTTATAACAAAACAAACTAACTCAAACATAATTATAAAAGAATGACTGAAACTGAAATCCCTATTGAAACTGGAATCCCTATATGTGATTTTGTATTTGCATGCCAAAGTGGACATTTAGATATTGCGAAGTCATTGTTTGAACAACATCCAACAATTGATGTTTCTTTCAATAATGAATATGCGTTTCGATATGCCTGTATAGATGGAAAATTAAATACCGCAAAATGGTTACTAGAAATCAAACCAACAATTAATAGATATGTCAATCATGAAACACTGTTTCAATATACATGCGCAAATGGACATTTGCCTGTCGCAAAATGGTTGCTAGAAATTAAACCATCCATTGATATTTCTGGAAATAACGACTGGGCTTTTAGGACCGCATGTAAAAATGGACATTTGGAAGTTGCTGAATGGCTAGTTACCTTAAATCCGAATAAGTATAGACTTCATTATAATTCTACTAAATTTAGATACAATTATGAAATTATCAATCCACTAAATATTATAGGAACAAAAAATGTATCCGAATTAGAACAGTGTCCAATTTGTTGTGTTTCTGTTTGTGATATTATAACCGAATGCGCACATAGTTATTGTACAAATTGTATAACACAGTGGTTAAATAAAAACGGTACACGTCATTCTTGTCCTACATGTCGAAAGAATCTCAAAAACACTAATTTTCGACGCATTTGTCACATTATTTGATTAATGTACATCAGCAATTATTCCCATATAACAAATTATTTTTTATTAAAAATAAAATATAAGGCATAAAAGAGAAAATAGAATTATTTTCTATAGTAAAAGTATCAATGGAAACCGAAGTTAATCAAATTGCCTGGAATATAATCGATAAATATTTCGAAGATAATCCAAACGCTTTAGTCCGTCATCATTTAGATTCATTCAATGATTTCTATAAGAATGATATTTTCCGTATTTTCAAGGAAATGAATCCGATTACAATAATGTCGAAAAGAGATGATGCTACCGGCGAATTTATGTCAAAATGTTATCTCTATTTGGGAGGCAAAAATGGAGACTTAGTCTATTTTGCGAAACCTGTTATTTATGATGATAAACATTCTCACTATATGTTTCCAAATGAAGCCAGACTTCGCAATATGAGTTATTCTATGGCTATCCATTATGATGTTGAAGTTGTTATCCAAGATACATTAGCCCCTGGAGAATTGCCGAGAGCATTTCATGGTGGAAATCAGGAAAATACAGAAGCATATGCCAATATAGTAGACCCAGTTCAACGTCATGAATTCTCTTCCTATAAAGGTGGTAAAATCAATATTAATGGTGAACCAGATATGTATGATAATTATCATAAGACGATGATGGGAGGAGAAGAACCAGAGCATATTCGTGAATATGGAGAGGATATTAAAGGCGGTGCGAAAGAGAAAAAACTGAAAATAAAACAAGCACAAAAACTCTCTCCTGCGGAGATTGCCAAAGTCAGAGAAGAAATGGAAAAAACAGTGAAAAACAATATTCAAACAAGAGAATTCAAGTTAGAGAAAATCTATTTGGGTCGTTTTCCAATCATGGTTCAATCTGATTTTTGTATTCTTAGTGGTATGCCAAGAGAAATTCGTTATAATTTTGGAGAATGTAAAAACGATGTGGGTGGATATTTTATTATCGATGGAAAAGAAAAAACAGTAGTTCCTCAAGAGAAATTCGGTGATAATATGTTACGTGTTGAAAAATCAAATGGCGAACCTTATATTTATCTCTCAGAAATTAAAAGTGTATCTGAAAATATTTCGAAACCAATTCGTACATTGCGTGTTGGAATTGTTGGACCTACTACCAAATACACGAATCTCAATATTGTTGTAGATATTCCAAATGTGCGTAAACCAGTACCTATTTTTATCGTGTTTCGTGCTCTCGGTGTCATTTCAGATAAAGATATTATAACCATGTGTATGTTAGATATTGAGAAAAATGCTGACTTACTTGATGAATTTGTTCCATCGATTCATGATGCCGGACCTGTTATGACTCAAGACCAGGCTCTCAGATATATCGCAGAATTAACAAAAACAAAAACAATCAATAATGTTCTCTCGATTTTAACAGATTATTTTTTACCACATATCGGAGAGATGAATTACATAGAGAAAGCCTATTTCTTGGGATATATGGTTCAACGTCTTATTTATGTTTATAAAGGAATCGATACCCCAGTAGATCGTGATAGTTTCCGATACAAACGTATTGAATTAGTGGGCGATTTGCTCTATCAATTATTTCGAGAGTATTGGAAAATGCAAATCCAAACCATTTTCGTTAGTTTCGAGAAGAGACTTTATTTCAATCAAGCCCAATATGAAGATTTGGCAACATTGATTATGGAGAATTATCGAACTATTTTCAAAGAGTCTAAAATCGTGGAAGATGGATTTCGCAAAGCATTCAAAGGAAATTGGGGAGCAACTGCTCATACCAAACGTATCGGTGTTGTCCAAGATTTGAATCGTCTCTCTTTTAATAGCGCATTAAGTCATCTGCGTAAAACGAATTTATCAACCATTGGAGATGGAGCAAAAGTAATTGGTCCACGTCTCTTGAATGCTACTCAATGGGGATTAATTGACCCGATTGATACACCCGATGGTGGAAATATTGGTCTTCATAAGAGTTTATCAATATTAACTCATGTATCACGCAATTTATCAAGAGAACCTATGATAAAATGGTTAAGAGAAAAAGTAAATATGAAACGGGTTGAAGAATGTGGTCCTTTAAACCTCTCGACAATGACAAAAATATTAGTGAATGGATATTGGGCTGGAAGTGTCATTGAACCTTTCGATGCTATTGAGAAAATCAAAATATTTCGTCGTAATTCTCTCATTCCATTTACAACAAGTATTGGTTTTGATATGAAACAAAATGTGATTTCTATTTTCACAGATGGAGGTAGATTGATGCGTCCATTATTCTTCTATGATGAATTAACAAAAAAATGGTCCTATGATGGAGAACAAATCGAAACATTACTAAGAGAAAATCAGTTTTATTGGAGTGAATTAGTCGGTGGTTTCAATATCAAAAAAGACGAATATCGAGGAAAACTCAATGATACGGCGATTTATGAATTAAACGAAATGTATAAGAATATTGACAGTGAATTAAATCCATTAAAACTGAAACGTTTTATTGAAAAACGCGCTGTATTAGAATATGTCGACCCGAATGAAGAAGAGACCTCTCTCATATTATTAGCCAAACAACAACAAACCGATAAATATGGAAAAGCCACACATAAAGAAATCCATGATTCGACAGTATTTGGTATGATGTGTAATTTAGTGATTTATCCACATCATAATCCCGCAACACGTAATTCTTTCTCTTGTGGACAGAGCAAACAAGCCGTCTCTATGTATCATACGAATTTTAATGCGCGTATGGATAAAACCGCCGTGGTATTAAATCAAGGACAAGTACCTCTCGTCAAATCACGTTATTTGGAACATATTAATCATGAAGAGAATCCATATGGTGAAAACGCAATTGTTGCTATTATGTGTTATACCGGTTATAATGTAGAAGATGCGATTCTTATTAATGAAGGCGCAATACAACGTGGGTTATTCCGTACTACTTATTTCTCTACTTATGAAGCCCATGAAGAGAGAACGAAAATGCCAAATGGAGAATATGCTTATAAGAAATTCGTAAATATGGAAACGAGTTCTCAACCGGTATTGAAATTAAAAGATGGTCATGATTATAGTAAATTAGATGCTTATGGTCTAGTAAAAGAAGGTACTGAAATGACAGATAAAACAATTGTGATTGGTTGTGCTCTCTCAGCAAGTGGAAAAGAATATATGGTAGATGATAGTAAAACAACTAAAAAAGGACAATTGGGTATCGTGGATAAGACATTTATTACGGATGGAGCAGAAGGTAGTCGTATTGCCAAAGTTCGTATTCGAGAGCAACGTATTCCATCTTATGGAGATAAAATGGCCTCTCGTTCAGGACAAAAAGGTACAGTTGGTCAAGTAATTCCTGAGAAAGATATGCCATTTACTAAGGATGGTTTAAGACCTGATATGATTATTAATCCACATGCTATCCCGACTCGTATGACGATTGGACAATTAGTAGAATGTATTGTTGGAAAAGTGAGTTGTATTCAAGGAGGACATGGTGATTGTACAGCATTTGAAGTTCAAGGAAAAGAGAAAATCGGGGCTTATGGAGAGATATTAACGAAACATGGATATCATCAAAGTGGAAATGAGATATTATATAATGGTATGACAGGAGAGCAAATTGATAGTCAAATATTCATTGGACCCACTTATTATATGCGTTTGAAACACATGGTAAAAGATAAGATTAATTTCCGTGCTACTGGTCCAAGAACCCAACTTACTCGACAACCTGTTTCCGGTCGTGCCAATGACGGTGGATTAAGAATCGGAGAGATGGAACGCGATGTTTTAATCTCTCATGGAGTCACCGCATTTTTGGACGATTCGATGCTTAAACGCGGTGACCAATATTATATGGCGGTTTGTAATAAATCCGGTGGTATTGCCATTTATAATCCAGACCGTAATTTGTTTATTAGTCCAATGACAGATGGTCCTGTTAAATTCGTGGATTCCTTCGATAAAACCCAAACGAATGTATTGCAAGTTACAAAATATGGTCGCAGTTTCAGTGTGATTCGTGTTCCTTATGTTTTCAAATTATTATTACAAGAGTTGATGACGATGGGCATTACTATGCGTCTTATTACAGAGGATAACATTCATCAATTTGATAATATGTGTTTCTCGAATAATATTTCTTTATTGTCGGGAATTGAATTCGCAAATATCGATGATATTATCAAAAATATCAATCAGCAAATCGATAATTATAAAAATGATAAAACTGATAAAAACGCAAAATGGAAAGCATTGGATGAAAAAGCAGAACGCGAGAAGAAAGAGGCGGAAAA